AACTTTGATAGGGTTATGGCATTTATGCAGGTAATGGTCTATAGAGAACAATTGTATAATATACAAGTAAAGAAGAAAGAGGATGTTGAAAAGAAAATGAGATTGTTTGATAAACCGTTGTTTAAAAATACAGATGATTCATTTACATTCACGCCTTTAAATAATAACACAACCACATTTATGTTTACTAATTAATATGGAAAGAACAGTCAACTCATTTCCTATCCAAAGACTACCACTCAGTAAAAAAACCGAAGAATGGCGAAAAGACTGCGTGGATTACATTATTGGAATATCTGGCATAGCTTCGTCCGAAAGTATACCTGATGAAGAAGAAATGCAAAGCTATTATGATTTATATAATAGTATATACAATGAAAAAGACCTAAAGTATGTTACAAATCCTTTCAATCAAGATGATGGCTTTCCAGCAATGGCACAGGATTATAATATCATACGTCCAAAAGTAGATCTATTATTAGGTGAAGAAACAAAACGTCCATTTAACTTTAGAGTGTGCCGTACTAGTGATATTGCTAGTAGTGAAGTACAAGACAAAGCTAAACAGATGCTGTTGAATTATATGCAAGCTGCTATGCTTGCTAAATTAAGCCCAGAAGATCAAGCTAGATTTCAAGAAGGATTACAAACAGGCGAAATTCAAACACCAGAACAAATACAGAAGTATTTAACAAAGGATTACAAAGATGCAGCAGAAACAACAGCATATCAAAGCTTATTATTCTTACTTAAGAAAGAAAACATTTCTCATGAATTTATGAAAGGCTTTAAAGATGCACTTGTTGCAGGACTTGAAGAGTATTACATAGGAATTAGAAATGGTGAACCAGTTATTAAAAGAATCAATCCTAAAGATTTTAAGTATCCTGCAGAAGAAGGTATTGAATTCATTCACGATGCATCTTGGTGTTGTTACAGATCATTAATGTCGTGGAGCCAGATATACGATCAGTTTTATGATAAACTAGATGAAAAGCAATTGAACGAATTGTTAGAAATAGTAGATCAAAAACCTACATCTGGATTTGGTCCAGACAAAAGTCCAGTAGATGATTTTGTTCATTATAATTTAAAATCATATAATAAATTACCAGACCATAATCCTTATGGAGATCCAGATAACATTGTAGTTTATCATGTATGCTGGAAATCACTTAAAAAGATAGGGTTTGTTACAATAATAGATCCTGAGGTATGCCAGATGAAATACAGGTAGATGAATATTATAAACCTACTGGTGAAGAAATCAATGTTGAATGGAAATGGATTATTGAAGCATGGGAAGGATACAGAGCAGGCGATGATCTTTACTTTGGTATGCAACCATTAGAGTACCAATTCCGTAGAGGAGACAATTTAAATAGTGCTAAATTACCATACACTGGTGCAGCTTATAGTAATACAAATACTAAAGCCAAGTCATTAGTTGCTATTATGAAACCACTACAATACATGTATATCATACTTTGGTATCGTCTTGAAATGGCAATAGCTAGAGACAAAGGAAAAATACCTGTAATAGATGTTACTCAAATACCTAAGAGTATGGGTATAGATGTAGATAAGTGGATGCATTACTTAGGGGCACTTGGTGTAGCATTTGTCAATCCGTACGAAGAAGGTTGGGACATTCCTGGTAGAGAGGGTGGTAAACCATCACCATACAATCAATGGACTTCTATTGATGCAAGTATGTCTAATACTATTAATACGTACATTCAATTACTTGCGAAGATTGAAGAAATGGTATCTGAATTGTCCGGAGTAACAAAGCAAAGACAAGGATCTATTTCTAGTAATGAGCTAGTGGGTAATGTAGAAAGATCTGTAGTTCAATCTGCTCATATTACTGAGCCATGGTTTTGGTTACATAATCAAATTAAAACACATGTATTATCAATGTTATTAGATAGTGCCAAGTTTGCATGGAAGGATGATAAAAAGTATTTAAATTATATATTTGATGAGGGTACTAGAACATTCTTGCAAATGGATGACAATTGGTCATATGAAGACTTTGATATTTTTGTAACTGATAGTACCAAAGAAAGTCAAGCTATTGAACAACTTAAGAGTCTTGTACAGCCGGCTATGCAAAATGGTGCATCATTGTTAGATGCTGCTGAAATATTTACTAGTGACAATCTGAGTGTAATTAAATCCAAATTACAAGATATAGAAAACAACAGATTGGAGCAACAACAAGCAATGCAAGAACAAGAAAATCAGCAACAACAACAGCTTGTTGAAATGCAGAATCAAGTTAAGGAAGAGGAGCTTATGCTTAAAGAAGCTGAACTTGATCTTACTAAATATAAGATTGATCAAGATAATGCTACTAAGATTACTGTAGCTCAATTAAATGCTTATAGAGGATCTGAGAATATGGATCAGGATATGAATGGTATACCTGATCCTATTGAGATTGGTAATCAAGAAATAGCTAGACAAAAAGCTGTGTCTGATGCTATGAGCAAACAAATGGATTTAGCAAACAAGGCTAGAGCTGAAGAAAATAAGAAAGAACTTGAAAAACGTAAAATTGCTGCACAAGAGAAAGCTGATAAGTTAAAAGCTACAATTGAAAAAGAAAAGATAGCTCTTGAAAATAGAAAATTGCAAGAGGCTAAGAGATTGCAGAAGATGAAAGATGATGCGGCTTATAAGAGAGAACAATTAAAAGCAAAGACTGCTTTAAAAAATAAAGTAGTTGGTGAATCTAAATCTAAAAAATAGGAGGACTAATTATGGCATGTAAAGGAAGCTCTAAAAAGGGCGGAAAAGGTAAACCAGGTAAGACAGGTAAGTAAATATTACTAGTATGAAATGGAAAGATCTATCTCTTAAAGAGAGAAAACAAATATACGATAGTGTCAGGGTGAATAACCCTGGTGCTACATATTTTGATATCAAGCGACAATTTGATTCTATTCCTGAATATGAAGATGGAAAAGACAATTCTGTAGCTGCAGTATATAGTTTGCCTGAAGTAAATGTATACCCTCAGAATAGATTTGGTGATATAGCCAGATCACAAGGTTATGAAACTGCAAAGAATTGGAAAAAAGTTAAAGAGGGTACTACTGCTGGAATAAATACTTTTATTAATTCACCTCATGCTCAATTTGTTCAGACAATGTTACCATTACCAGACGGATTAGAACATTTAGGAAGTGGAATTAAGCAAGTTAAACAATTTATAAAATCAGAATCTGACAGATATGCTAGGAACGTTTATAATAATTTGATGCCAATGTCTTATTATAGTTCTTACACCGGTAAGAACAAATTGAACGAGGTAAAAGAGGCTGTAAAAGACTACATAAAAGGAAAAGATCCAAAAGATTTAAATAACCCCAAATGGAAAGAAGAAGCTTATAAAATATTTGAAGACGATTATAAGCGAAATCCAAACAGAGATTCATCGTTTGAAATGGAACCAAATATGGCATTGGAAGCAAGAATGGAAGCATTTCAAAATTATTTAAAATTACCACACGAACCAAAGTACTTTGTAGAAATAGATAAAAATAAACGGTTGTTTGATATAAATTTAGATAACGTTCCCAAACGAAATATTAATAATTGGCTAAATAATGCTGCCAAGCTTAACAATAATTCCAGTCGTGTAATAATTGATAAACTTGTAAATACAGGAGGAAACGTTAAAATGTCAAAAACACCTTCTAGTAAAAAAGCAAGTGTGTATTTACCAGAATTTGATGCTTATACTGAGTATAAAGATGCTGTTAATGTTAATTATGAAGATGTGTGGGATATTCAACCACTATCTTCACCAGGTAGATCACCTTTGTCTCGTATAGAAATAATGGGTACAAAACCTTTTGTAAAAGAGATTCCTAATCCTAACAATCCATTTGGTACAGACATAGAATATAGGAAATTTTTATTACCTGATTTATGGAAAGATATAGAAGCTGGAAAAATACTTAGAGGAAAACCTTTTACTGTTAAAAACACAATCGAGGCTTTAGAAGGCATTGACTTAGATGGTCCATACATAACTCCTTTATCTGATACTAATGTGAAATCAATACCTAAATATCAAGACGGCAAAGGTAAGGTCATAAATAAAGCAGATCTACCACCTGAATATAGAACTGGTACTCCTGAGTACTTTGAAAGACAAAGGAAAATATCAGGTGCAGTTAATACAGTTCAGCCAGAAGCTTATATTACTCCAGCTGGTTATATTAAAGATGCTGTTAACTTTATTGAAGACTTAGGCAAAGGAGATTATGCTGGTGCAGCAATGGATGCAGTACTTAATTTGATTCCTTGGGGAGTTGGAAAAGGCATCAAAAAACTAAAGTCCAAAGTAGGAAGAATGGTTGAGGGTACTGAAATTGATGGAGCTAGTGTCCACAGTTTTGCTCCTACTCAAACCAAAAAGAAAACTAAAAAGAAAACGGAAGAAGATTATGATTCTGAATTTTCTGAAGTATTAAGAAAGGATAGAAATTCTAAGAAGTACCAACAAGAAATTTCTAGGACAATAGAACAAGCAATTTTTCCAGATGAA